CCAATACTGCAACCATTTTTTCGGGGTGAAAGATAGCATACCATAGAATATAAACCACTGATGAAATAGATTTACCAGATTGTCTACAAGCAAGAACAACAGAGAATCTATTATTATTGAAATGTTCAAACATCTTCTCTTGGTATGGATATAAATCAAATGGAACTAATCCTTTATCCAGGTTAATCACCTTTACATATTTCTTTGCGAAATACACCGGGTTTTTCATACACTTCTGGTATTCGCCTATCTCATCGGGTGTATAATTGTGTGTTATACCATCTCTTTTGACAAGTGAATTACCATTGTATCCTTGTCCGTTAATTGACTGGTTTTGGTTCATCATTTCCCTTTGCTAACATTTTCTGCAAATCAGCTGTAGAGCCAACAAAAAGATTATTATTAGTCACTCCACCAGATTGGGTTGGCTCATTATTTAATTTATCCAACTCGTGTCTTTTCTTCTGAAGGTCTATAAGTTGAGCTGTCATATCAGCAGATGTTTTAAACATACCAGCGAGTACTTCAAAAGAACGCGGATGTTCTGATTCAGCAGCAACCTGCATCATATAATCCATTGCCTCATCTGATTTGTTTAATAAATTCTTTAGATTATCTCTGGCAATCTTATAATCTTCTTCGGCATCATTATTTAACTTTATATCGTCTTTCAACACAGGTTTAGTAGATACTGCGTTTTTAGCAAGTGCCTTATTCAATTTTTCTAATTTTTCGCTCATTATGTAATTTGTGTATTTATTACTGTTCTACTAATAGTTCCAGCAGTTATAATCTCTCCGTCAGTATATTCAGCTTCTAAATTTTTAACGATAAGTTTGTTTGGACTATCATGGCTTACAACCACTGCGCTTCCTAAAGATATGTTGCCGGTCACTAATGCAGGTGTATTAAATAACGCATTGTCAGTAGTTGAAAATACTATTGATGTATCACCGCCTTTAGTGTTATCTGTCCATGCGCCGATTGGTGGGTCAAATGAATCAAGTCTATTAGTACTCAATACTCTAGTACCAGATTTTAATTGCCATTCTGCTCCACTGTAACTAACGGTAAGACCATTATTATCTGGTGTATTATTAATAGTATCAATAGGACTGTTCATCACATATATTGGTCTAGCATTCAATGTACCATTTCTTTTGTATAAACCATCAGTTTGTATCGTATCAATCGAAGTTATATTTAAAATGATATCATTATAAGGACTGTCCCATAATCCTTGAACTCTATCAATTTGCGGAGTATCACCATTGACAAATTCTATACCAGTTATCAGACCTGACGGTGTATTTCCTACTATCTCACCAGGTGAAGCATTAACTGAAGTGACTCTTGCCACAAGATTAGTAGATGGTGTATCAGCATTTGGTGTATTCGCATTAACGATACTTCTATCAACTGTTAATAAATCATTAATAGTGTAATTAACACCTGGGCCATCAATCCGTAGATTTGATAAAGCTCCATCTTGTGTCGCAATATCAAATTTTAATATAGCGCCTGAGCCCGTGCCTCCTGTTGGACTTGCATCATCTATAGTAAATGAAGAAGCCGTTTCTCCTAAATCCTGCGCTGAAACTCTTAATTGATTTGGTGTATCGTAACCGTGTCCAGCACTTACGATATCAAATTGTGTAACAGTGCCTAATTTATTAATCTTAGCATTAAGAATAAGTCCACTTGGTGTATTATTACCTGTAAAGTTAACTAAAGTAGGTTGAACCTCTCTTTCAAATATGGGACTATAATTTTCAGCTCTATCTGTAATTGCCGCATTTCCACTGACAAATGTTACACCAGTGATTGTTCCATATAAATTTGTTTTACCATCAATCTCAGGTGATGAATTTGGAGATTGTCCAGCACCTGCAGGAGTATCAACACTTGATACTGATACAACCAAAGGGGTGGTATCGTATGGTGAATCATTAATAGTTATTGTATCTCCAACAACGAAATGTAACCCACCTGATTGTACAGTTAGAGAACTAGTTGCTCCTGTCAATCCATTTACGTTTGCAGTAAATATTGAACCAGTACCAGTACCTCCTGTTCCATTTAAATCTAAATATGGTGTGTTAAAGCTTTCATCTTCAATTCTATCAAAGTCTGGTGTGTTCCCACTTGTAATTGAAATACCAGTCACACCTGTCACAGAACCTAAACCAGATTGCGTTATGCTTGTAGGTATTAGATTAATTGTTTGATTATCATCGGGGTTGATTAAAGAAGTAAATGTTCGTATAGTATCTGCAGGTGAATCAGCTGATACGTTAACAGTACTTAAAGTTCTGGCATTAGTAGTCGACACATTTGTAAAGTCCGCAATGTGAGTTTCTACTTTCTTAATGATATTAGTATCTGAAGTATCTGGTGCAAATCTAATCTTTACCGTAAAATCTAAAGAATATATAATAGTTCTTCTACCTTGGAAATCACCTTCATAGTCATCTTGTAAAGACACACTATTTAAGATAAAAGGAACGTCTGTCTTCGAACCAGTGCCTTCAATATCTTTAATCGTAACTGTATACTCTGGAGTGAAGGTTGGCAAAATCTGTTCTAATACTTGAAGAGCATCTTCTTGGTTTCTTGCCATAATGTTTAGTTGCATACCAAGAATATAAGGAACTGTCTGCTTTTGAGTCTTTCTCTTTAACGGGTCATTAGAGTCCGTCGGCAAAAGAGTTGTATTCATTCTATTTAATTTAGTAGAGGTGTCATAGTCGATTGAAGTAATCTCAAATGACATTCTAGGTAATTTAATTGCAACCTTTTGTTCATCTAGTTTTTCATTTACCCGTGCTAAAAACTTTTGTCTAGGTCCATAAGAAATTGGCACTCTAGCAATGTTAGAAATATTATCACCATTGTGTCTACCCACACGAATGTTATTAAAGATAGTACCGAAAACCGACACGATTCTTTTTATGGTTGCATGATAAAAATGTACTCCGTTAAGCATTAGTTATTAGGTTCTCCAAATGGGTTAAATTCACTAAAGTCAATATAGTTATTATTTAGGGCTTCAAAATCAGCTGCATCATCAAATTCATCATTTGAATAGACTTCTGATGTTCTATCTTCAGCAGATTGAATAGTTGCTGCAGCTGCGGATGTGCTACCTGTCACTGTAACACCAGAGACAATAGATTTATCTTTACCGTCTGTGACATCAATTTTACCCATATTTAAAATACTAGGTGTGACTGTTTCGTCTATTCCTAATACTTCAGTTGTGGCTGTTGTTCCATCGGAGAATGTCAATGTAACAGTTTCTCCAACTTCAAATTTAGCAGTAGATGTATAAGCAAATGAATGACTGATTACTGCTTCATGTATTGTTTGAACATCATCAATCATATCAATGCCAGTATCGATATCCTCGCCAGAGTATTCGTATAATTCACAGAATAATTTGAATACAGTTAAGTTATTTAGTTGATAGAATGGTTGTTCGTGTTCAACAAATTTAAGTTCAAATAAAGTGTTTGATAATGGAATATAAATCAGATCGCCTTCTTTAGGTCTAATCAGATTACTTCCAGCAGTAGCTCTAGCGAAACTTCTTCGCGCAACAATAAGAGTAACTTGGTCTCGAATCTCTACGCCAAATTTTCCAAGTAGTGTTTGGTCACCATCAAAGCCTTCAACGTTCTCAATATACATTTCAACAAGATATGCATCATCAAATTTAGATTCAATATCTTCATTCAGAATATCATCTTCAGATACAATTTCACGAGGTAAGTAATAAACATCTTGACCGTATATTTGAAGGGCCTCTACTATCATATCCTCGTAGAGGTCTTTTTCTGCTACAGAACCCTGTGAAAAATAAGTATTTCTTGCCATAAAATCATTATCCTATAAAGAAGGCGGGTGGCATCTCGTATTTCAGTTGAACTTCTTCTTCAATTTTTTCAATTTCTTGTGCAGCCTCATCATATATCTGTTGACCATTCATAGTTACCCCACCTGGTAATTGCATGCCATCAAACTTCTTAATGTTAATTCCCCATTGCTTTTTAATAAGAGCGGTCAAATATTTTTTCAAGAACATGTCATTATACACTCTTGTTGATGTTGGCTCGGTTGGTGCTGAGACGTCTGAGCCAGAACCATAAGTATTACCTGTTGAATTAGTCTTAGGTACAACTGCTTCATAACCTTCTATGATAATATATTGGTCTTCTCTTAAATCAGTTCCCCAACGCGTTTCAATATAAAGTCTTTCTATGTGACGATTAAATCGTGTAGTCTGGTCTTTACCATCAAACATGTGGTCTATCAAAGCAAGATGCTGTTGAGTCATAGAATAATTCAACATGTTTGCTGATGGTTTTGTTAGGTCGTAAATATCGTTCAACATCATTTGATATTCGATATTGAAATCTCCAGTACCACCAGAATTAGAATCAAATGGTAACACCCGACTAATTGTTAAATATGTATCTGGTACTGTGATATACTTATTTGCTATATCAGTTGCAGTAATTTTATATTTACGATATCTTTTAATTACTGCATCAGAATGAT